CACATTACAGAACAAAAGAACACTCACATGACTCATATAGAGGATAAAGTGATCTATGGTGGTGTCAAAGGCACTCGCCAGGCTATTCTTGCTCTTCGTGAACTGCGTGACATGCTTAGTGGTGTGCATGAAGGTAACGTAAGCGTTAAATGGGATGGTGCACCAGCTATTTTTGCTGGAACAGATCCAAGTGATGGCAAGTTCTTTGTTGCTAAGAAGGGTATCTTTAATAAGAATCCAAAGGTATATAAAACACCAGCTGATGTGGACGCAGACACTAGTGGTGATTTGGCCGACAAGTTGAAAGATGCACTAAGATATCTTCCAGGCCTGGGAATCAAAGGAGTAGTCCAGGGCGATTTCCTATTTGGTCCAGGCGATCTATCGAAAGATACAATCAAGGGGAAGAAATATATCACGTTTCATCCCAACACTATTGTTTATGCTGTACCTGTTGATAGTGATGCAGCCCGCGCAATCAAATCTGCTAAGATTGGAATCGTGTGGCACACAACATATAAAGGAACCGGAGATTTCAACTCTCTCAAAGCTAGTTATGGAGTTGATGTTTCTAGGTTTAAGAAATCTAAAAACGTATGGTCGCAAGATGCGATGCTACGTGACTTAACTAAGCTCACAATGAGCAAGAAGGATACGGAGGAAGTAAATGAACATCTTTCGCAAGCTGGTAAACTTTTTAACCAGATCGCGGGCTCAACCCTCAGACAACTCGAACGAAATAGTGAGTTATCGCGCCTCATTGAAACATTCAATAACACATACGTCAGACGAGGAGCCGTTATCGGAGATACAGGACGACATGTATCTAGCCTCATTCTATGGATCAAAGAAAGATTCCAGAAGGAAATAGACAAGCGCAAGACTGAGAAGGGTAAATCGGCCCAACAGGCAAAGCTAGATGCTATTCTGGACTTTTTCTCCCCAAAGAACAAGATGAGTCTAAAAAGAATGTTTGACCTTCAAAAATTAATCGTATTAGCCAAATTAAAACTTATAAATACTCTCGACAAACTGGGTAAAGTTAATACCTTTGTTAAAACTCGCAATGGTTATAAGGTAACGGGAGCCGAAGGCTACGTAGCCATTGACAAGCTTGGCGGTGATGCGGTGAAGATTGTTGATCGTATGGAATTCTCATACAACAACTTCTCACCAGATATATTGAAGGGATGGGATAAACCAACGAGGAATTAAATGCCATGGCATTCGACGTAAAGAAATTATTCGAGACAAAAAAAGATCTTGACGAGGCTATGACTCTGTCTGATAGACAGAAGCGTGCACGTCAGATGAGAAAGTATGCTTCACGTATTAAGATCGGCCGAGAGAAAGCCGCTAGACGTACAGCCACTCCAAAAGTGTTAAAGAAACGTGCACGTAAACAGGCACGCCTTATGTTAGCTAGAAAGCTATCAAAAACACAAAACTATCAATCATTATCGTTCGCTAAAAAACAAGAAATAGAAAAGCGCCTAGATAAGATGGGCCCGCGCATAGATCGCATTCAAAAGAAACTACTCCCAAAGATACGCAAGCTTGAAATTGAGCGAAAGCGTGGTAAGAGTGGAGCAAAATTGGATAAAGCAAACACCAAAAATGATTAACACATTCAGTCAGTACATTGTAGAAGAAGAACGAGTAGTTTATTTTACCTTTGGTAGAATGAACCCACCCACTATCGGCCACGGAAAGTTACTTGACGTGTTGGCTAAGAAGGCAGGACGCAATCCTTACAAGGTGTATATGTCTCAGTCAACAGACGCAAAGAAAAATCCACTATCATACTCCGATAAGATTAAACACACACGTAAGATGTTTCCAAAACACGCACGTTCCATTATGATTAACAAGAAGGTACGTACAGCCATTGAGGCTCTAGTATCCCTGCATGATGATGGATTTAGGAAGATTGTCATGGTCGTAGGCTCTGATAGAGTTCGCGAATTCGACATTCTTCTAAATAAGTATAATGGAGTGAAGGCTAGACATGGGTTTTATAATTTCAAATCCATTGATGTCATCTCTGCGGGTGCAAGAGATCCTGATGCGCAAGGCGTTGAAGGTATGTCAGCATCTAAGCAGAGGTCTAATGCGGCGAGTAATGACTTTACTGCATTTGCTCAAGGCCTTCCAAATAACATGTCTAATACAGACTCTAGACGTCTATTTAACGATGTTCGGAAGGGTATGGGTCTTAAAGAGGCCAGAGATTTTAAGCGGCATGTGCAGCTTGATACAGTGTCAGATACCCGTGAAAAGTTCGTTCAGGGAGACTTGTTCGAATTGGGTGAACAAGTTATTATTAAAAAGACAGATGAAGTTGGCACCATTACAGTACTTGGATCCAATTATGTCATAGTAGAAACTGCTGAGCGTAAGACGCGTCAGTGGCTTGAATCTGTCGAAAAGATTGAAGAAGCTCAGGCTCCAGAATGGGGAACACCTGAATCTACAAAGAAAGCTCGCAAAATAACACCGGGTGAAGATCATAATCATGTTGATGTGGCACGCGAGAAGATAAATAAAGAAAAGAAACGTGATGCTATTAAGCATGATAAAATATTAGATCGGGCCCGTCTGGCTCGAGCCAGACATAAAAATAGGGGAACAACAGGATGAAGTCATTTAAACAACTAAGAGAAGAGCTTCACAATAGAGGTGAATCTTTAAGTGAAGATACAGAGTACGCTTTTGGGTATCATAAACCATCCCAAAGTGCTGCAACAAAAGGCATGGCTCATGCACATAAATCCGGCATGAAGATTAATCATGGCGACCAGGGCAATACTCCGGGGTCAAAGCTTCATAAAAAGCCAGATATTACTGTCGATTATGAAATTGGAGATGAGCCTCATCGCGATCATCCATCAGGTGTAACACTTCATTCTAAAGCGGCAAAAGCCCATGCATCCGCCAAACACTTCGCGAAAGCAGATCACCATGCTCATCAAGAAGAGGACGAAGAGGATTTCGATTAATGAAAACTTTTAACGAATCTGTTGGAAATATAGACATTGTGTCTCTTTCACATCGACGACTACACAGTATTATAAAGGATCCAAGTCATCCTCACCACTCTGCTGCTAAGGCTGAGATGGATAGGCGCACTATGACTAAGGAATCTACTGATACTCAACACTCTGATAAACACATTAAGCAAGCGTTTGGTGTATTGAATGATCCAAGGTACAAGGGTGGTAACTACTCTGGTGCTCATAAGGTTATTAACAAGATCAAACCTGGTTTAGCTGACCATCCTTCTGTAAAGAATGCTATGAAGCGTGCCAACGAGGATGCTAAGCCTGATGCAGCAGAGGTAATTCGAAAGAAGAAGCAGATGGCTGCTATCACTACTAGCGATAGAGATAAACTCGCAAAAATCAGACAGATGATTGCGCGCGAACGGAAGTAAGTGAACACACTCACGTGATTTGTAATTATAAATAACTCTAAACACATATAGATTACATGGGACTAACATGGCAGACGATAAATCCACTTGGCAAGGACGCCTTGACCGAATAGAAGGGAAGCTCGATTCTTTGGCTGAAGCAATGGTTGCTTTGGCAAGAGCAGAAGAGAAGATTTTAGGTATGCAGGAAGACAACGAGCGTATGTATGAACGCGTAAACAGATTATCTCAGAAGTTAGATGAGATAGAACATAAGGTAGATGATAACATGCGTGTAGTAAGTATCATCAGTAAGCTATTCTGGATTGTGGCAATCGCTTTTGCCGGATCAGTTGCAGCTCAATTATGGCAAATAGGAGCATAAAAATGAGTGAATGGATAAAAAGCCTGACTGCAGCTTATTCCGAGGTTGTAGAAGGTAAGAAGAAAGGTAAGCCCGAGCTTGATAAGGTCGATGATGATGAGCTGGATGGCGATCATGATGACCGTAAGGATAAGGATATTGACAACGATGGTGATGTTGATAACTCCGATAAATTCCTACACAAGAAGCGCAAGGCTATCAAAAAGTCGAAGGACGATGAAGTTAATGAGGTTTCGAGTAACACATTGAAAAAATATGTCAAGAAGGCACGTGTTTCTCGCGACGAATTGGATTCTAAGTCACAAGCTCAAGTACCAGTTGATTATGGCTATGATAAAGAAAACAAGCCTAAATTCAAGAAGAAATCTCAGAAGCGCGCTGGTGCAATTATAAAGGCACGTGATAAAATTAAAGCTAGAGAGAGATCTGTAAAGGAGGATGAGGTAGAGATGAATCCCAAGAAGAAAGTAAACAAGACGGCTGATGCTACTGTGGTTGAGAATACTCATCCTGTGTATGCTCGCATTATGGAAAAGCGTGGTGAGCACTATAAAAAAGCTACTGCTGTGCAAGCCCATGATGATAACTGGTCTCCAGGTGCCAAGCAGATGGCTAAGGACGAAGGTGAAGTTGTTAACACTGTGCATAAAGGTCATAAAGATGTAGCTGATGCTGGCCGTAAAGGTCCAAAGGCTAAGCCGCGTCATGGTGACAACAAAGCTGGTGATAAGTCCATTGTTAACAAAGTAAAAGACACATCTGGTAAGTAAGATCCAGTTACAATAATAATAATAAGGAGAATGCCATGATTTATCCTCCAGGTTGGTGCGCGCATGCTGTACCATCACTTCGTGGGTGGAGACATCCACGCACTGGTGAGTTGTTAAAGAAGCGATCCATTTCACAAGCGGAAATAGATCAATGGAATGCAGAGTTTGGGGACAAGCCTACTACTTTAGATCCTGTGCATGGCACAAAGGATTGTGGCCATTCTCAAGCTTGTGAATGTGAAGCAGTCGACAATATGACCAAACTAGAACTAGAAGCGCTGGGTAGAATTCACGGTGTGGAGCTTGACAGAAGACAGAAAAAATCAAGTCTGCTTGAGACTATTAAAGAGCTTATATTCGACTAGTTAAAAATTGTCTCTAAATAGCTCTAAAGTAGTTTATTAGAGGATAAGAATGATTACATTAACTGAAGAGAACCTTTTTCTGTACGCTGCAAAACACTATCATAATCCAAAATATATAGATGCAGAAGAATTTCAAGAAGACTTAAAAAGGTTCAAATATATCAAAAGACTGTTGAACAGATACATAGAATGTGGTAAAATAAGCGAAAGGTTAGTGCTTAATCACCTCATTGTTGTTTTCAATGTGTTTGGGATTGATGCTGGTATTAACATACTGAGACTCAAGCTCGATGAACGGCATTGGCCAATGATTAACCCCTTCTTAGTATTCCTGGAGGCGGTAGGAGAACAAGACGAAGCCCACATGGATCCTGTTGTGGTGCAAGCGCTGAGGAAGATATAGATGGGTCTATTAAAACGTGCAGGTGATTTAGTATACACGTTCAGATTCCTCAAGTTGTTAGTAACTAACTTTGAGGATACAGAAGCGTTTAAGCTAGGCCTCATTAACGAAAAAGGTAAGCGTATAAGGAAGGCAGAAACTCCAGAAGAGAAGAATGTCTATACTCCATTCCATCGCCTGGTGTTTAATGTTAAAAAGCTTATCCCTGGCGGTAAGATAGGATCATACGCAAGCGCGCTCTATTTGATAAAGGAGCAGTTTAGTGTTTCTGAGAAGAAACTAACAGAAGCATTGTTAGAGTGTGGAGTTGATACGTCCGAGCTACTTACAGAAGATAGTAAGTGGTTTGTGTTAGAGGATGGGCGATTATCGCCTG